AAACAGCATAAGGCAATTAACTACCAATAAAAGATAGAGCAGGTAGATATGAGCAAACATTCAATTAAAGAAGTTATTAAAGAAATGTGCAAAGCACTGCCGGGTGGACGTTCTGCTATGGCAGGGGCTCTAGGTATGTCACTCGAGACGTTTAATAACAAGTTATACGAAAAAAATGGCTGTCGTTTCTTTGATATCGATGAACAAGAAGCCATGGAAGACATTTCGGGCACTAAGTTGCTGGTGGAATATCATCTAGATCGCCATGGCATGAGTGCATTACCAAAAATAGAAGCAGAAAAGATAGATCAAGTAGAGCTATTTGATATGCGAATGACATTGGCTGCTATGCAAGGATCACTCGCCGTTTTAATTCAAGAAAGCCTTGTTGATGGCGTTTTAACGGATGAAGAAATAGGGCGTATTTATCGAAAAGCAGGGAAAGTTTTTGCGTATGCAATTGGGTTCTTGGATTCACTGAAAGTGTTATACGGTGAAAAACAGGAAGCGACTAAGAAAGGGTGAAGCCAAAGGTATACGGCCTCTGGCTTCGGTTGCCAATTTCAATGATGTGAAGAGAAATAAGCATGAGTAGATTAGCGCATCTAATACCTAAAAAGCAATTTCGCTGTTTACCCTTAACTAAAGAGGGAATATTTCGCTATGTAGAAAGCATACCAAGTGACAATCGATCACACAACTACCGAAAAAATATCGATTTGGTAGATAAGAGGACACTGAAAAAGTCATGGGCTGATTTCTATTTCTTGAGTGGAGGAAAATGCAATGCGAAATGAAGATCCCAATCGTCTTGATCGCTATTACAGAAACTCTCGAGGGCTCCTTGTTCATGTCATTCGTTATGATCGAGAAAAACAGCGCGTTATTTTTATGATTGATGGTTGTGAATACGAACAATGCGAGCCAGTTCAAAGATTTAAAGAGAGATATACCCGAGTTAAGTGAGGCCTCTTATGAGTGTTAAATTATCTAGTTATGTTTGGGATGGTTGCGCCCATGCAGGTTTAAAACTCACATCAGTCGCTATCATGGCAAGATTAGCTGATTTTTCTAATGATGAAGGCATTTGTTGGCCTTCTGTTGTGACAATTGCTCGTCAAATTGGTGCGGGTGAAAGCACGGTGCGCACAGCAATAAAACAGTTGGAAAAAGAAGGGTGGTTAACCAGCGAAAAGCGTAGAAAAGGCAATCGCAACGCAAGCAATATCTATCAGCTGAATGTAGAGAAACTATACCAATCAGCAAAGAACGCACTTTCTCAACCAATAAAATCTGACGCGTCAAAATCTGATGCATCAGGAGTTGACCCATCAAAATTTGTTGCATCAAATTCTGTTCCCTCAAAATCGAGCAAAAATAGGGATTTTGACCCGCCAGCTCCTGAGGGCGATCCATCAGTAACTTCAAAATATGATCCATCAATAAATTATTCTTCGTCGCAGAATTCTGACGCATTCAGCGACCAGTCCAAAAATGATTTTTTAACTCGTTATCCTGAAGCTGTGATTTACAGCGCCAATTTTCAAAAATGGGGCTCCGCTGACGATTTGAAGTGCGCTAAATGGCTATTCAGTCGTAAATGCGAAGTGTTTCAAGAGATGGGATTAAAAACGCCTAAAGAGCCAAATTTCACTGATTGGGCTAATGATATTCGCTTAATGACAACGATTGATGGGCATACTCACAAAGAAATTTGTCAGTTCTATAAACGAATTACGCAAGATAATTTTTGGAAAAAGAATGTTCAGTGTCCTCGTACACTCAGGGCTCAATGGGATGATTTAACCTTACGTTTGGCGGGTAAGAAAAAAATCACAATCGATTCCGTAGAGCGTGATGAAACATTCCGGCTTATCTGGGGTACTGGTTGGAAACCTAAAAATAAAATCCAAGAATTAGCCGCTATTCAGGCAAAGAAAAATGGTCTAGGCCGAATGAATGAGGTTGCAGGTTTAGCTGCGTGGCGAGGTATTTGGCAACAAGTCGCGGAACAAGTTGCTCAGGAAGTTTTGCTATAAACGAGAGTGGAGAAAAATAACATGAATGGACTAATTGTTATTGATGGTGTTCAAATTCGTCGAGATACCGCAGGGCGTTATTGTTTAAATGACCTTCATCGAGTCTCAGGTGGTGAAAAACGGCATCAACCGTCGAATTGGAGTGCTTTGACTCAAACTAAAGAGTTGGTTGATGAAATTTCAACCGCTCCTGAGATCACAGGAGCGGTTCCCATTGTGACCATTGTTGGTGGGCTTAACCAAGGAACGTATGTTTGCAAAGAATTAGTGTATGCCTATGCAATGTGGATAAGTCCTTCATTTCATTTAAAAGTGATCCGTACTTTTGATGCATTGATAACACAGCAACACGACGAAAAGTTAGCCGATAAAGTTCAAGCTGGAGTCATATTGCTTGAATCGATGGCAAAGAGCCTGAATTTCTCAAACTCTTCAAAATTAGGGGCGTATCAAAAATTACAAGTCATGGCAGGCTTACCCGAATTAGCCCCTGTGTATGCGATTGATGCACCAATTGGTTCAATGGATGGTTCAAGTCGTCCAACAGTAGCTTTATCAACACTGATTAGAAAACATCAATTACCTATTTCAGCCCAACAAGCTTATAAGCGGTTGGCCGATCTCGGCATTGTTGAACGTTTATCTCGTCCAAGTACGAAAACCGCAAACAAAGTGAAAGAGTTCTGGTCAGTGACTGCGCGGGGCTGCCAGTTTGGGAAGAACATGACCAGCCCTAATAACCCTCGTGAAACCCAACCCCATTTCTTTGAAAGTAAAACGGATGAATTGATCCGTATGGTGATGCTGAATAAACAGGTGAGTGCATGAAATTATTATTAACCCCCTATATTCAGCCCGATCTTGGCGTTGTTTTATTGAAGCCTGAAGCGGAGTTGCTTGAGCAACTTAAACAACATTCTCGCGTAATTATTAGTGATGTACCAAAGAGTTTGAATAAATGGCCTTCTGGTGCATTAACAGGGAACGAACAGCCATTATTGAATAACAATGACATTATTGGCTTTTTGAATAATGAAAAGGTGCTCCAAGCTATGGGTGGGCAGGCATCGATGAATATGTGGATAGGCAGAAATATCCATTGCTGCCAGATCAACGATGAACATGACAGTTATCATCATCATGAATTAACAACCACATGGCATAAAGACGGTGTGATACGGACTTGTTGGTATCATGATAATCATATTCGTAATTCATCGGCGGGCTGGGTTGCTGAGTTGGCTCATAAAAATCGTATTGCTTGGATGGTAGACACTATTCGTAGTCATTTGAGATTAGATTATAGCCATTCGCTGACGATACCTGATTTTTTTGCTTTTGCCGTGATGCATAAACTGGTTGATGAATTACCTGATGCCATATTGCGTCGTATTCTAAATTGGCCTGATAAACCTAAAGAGCGCAGGGTGCATGGTGGTTTTCCTGAAGCTGATATTGTTCCAAATGAAGTGACAGCACTATCAGCAATGAATGCGCGTTTAGATGTTATAAAACCCGTTATTAATGTAGCTGTCGATCCTGAACCTCCAGCCTCATTTCTTCTTAAACCTAAAATGCGCCGTTGGGAGAATCCCCAATGGCTTCAATGGGTAAAAACACAGCCTTGTTGTGTTTGCGGACAACAAGCTGATGCTCCACATCATATCATCGGCCATGGTATGGGAGGCATGGGAACGAAAGCTCATGACTTATTCACTATTCCATTATGTCGGCAACATCATGATGAGTTACATCGTGATCCCAAGTCGTGGGAAGCCACTTATGGCAATCAAATCGAATTGTTATTTTCTTTTTTAAACCGTTCATTAGGAATGGGAGCATTGGTTTAACGTGTATACGGATACGGCACGGGGAGTCTAAGTATGAGCATAAAAAGTGAGTTGAAGGCGTATTAAGCAACGAATTCAAGTAATGAGGGTTATTGAAGTGCGCTTGGCTATGTTAAATATTGCTCTTGAAATAGATGTAGATAAGGCTTTGTCTTAAAAACGTTAGTGCATTACGCAAAAATATCAGATTAACGTGAAGTACATTGGTAATTTGGAAATAAAGTGAAATATTTACTTCATTTATAACAAGCGTTAATAGAAACTATATAAATATATAAAATATTTATAAAGAGTTTCTTATGTTGAATACGCAGTACCGAAGAGGAAAAGTTAAGTTAGCTTATTCTAAAAAGCAAATTCAGAAAGCTGGTGATTGTATTAGGAAAAATGAGGGAGATATAGAGCAAGCAATTGAAGTGGTCAGGAATTTTAGAGCTGCCCACTTATACCCATTAACAATAATAAAAAATTTAGTGTGGTTACATACTAAAAAAGTTGCTCCTACGTCAATAATTGCAAGAAGATTAAAAAGGCTACCAACAATAATTGACAAGTTAAGGCGATCTACGTTAGATGGAAATAAAGCAAATGCTTTAAATTTAAAAAGAATGCAGGACATTGGTGGCTGCAGAGTTATTTTATTGGGTAAGGAACAGTTGATACAGTTGAATGAATCTTTAGATAATAGTAAAACAATTCATACAACTATTAGAGTTAAGGATTATACAGTAGAGAAAAAATCTACAGGATACAGAGGAATTCATCGGATCTATAAATGTTATGATCAAAAAGAAGATCATCCATGGAAAAATTTCCATATTGAAGTGCAGCTCAGAACAAAATTACAACATATATGGGCTACAACTGTTGAGATAGTGGATCTATGTGAAAATAAAACATTGAAGACTAATCCTTTTGATGCAGATAAAGATTGGATTGAATATTTTACTATTATGAGTGATTTTTTGGCAGAAGAAGACGGTTTTATACATCTAAACAATGAGACAAAAAATAAAATGACTCGCAGAATAAAATCTTTAAATGTGAAACTTAATGCCTATAATAAACTAGCATCATTTAGAGCCGTTTTTTCTAGAAGTGATGTACTTAAAAAATCCGAAGGGAAAAGTTTAGCTGTTTTAGCTATTGATAATGAAAATAGAAAGGTCGCTTATTATTTTTATGATAAAGGTAAGAAGAATGAAGCATTGAAAATGTATAATAAAGTAGAGGATGAGGATCAAAAAAATGCTTTATTTGTTGAAATGGATGATATAAAAAACTTGAAAAGTGCATATCCGAATTATTTACTTGATACTTCTGCGTTTCTTAATAAATATCAAGCCTATATTACAAATACATATTGGCAAAAACCATAG